CCGATCGAGAAATTCCCGATCGCCTTCAATTTCTCTGTAGATCTGTTGGCGGGAGAAACGATCTCGACGAAGACCGTCACCTGTGTCTCCGCGGCCACGGGGATTTCGAGTGCGGCCACGATCATCGACAGTGAGGCAATTGTCGATTCAGAGGTGGTCGTGGTGTTGAAGGCTGGCACAGAAGGCGACGAGCACAATATTCAATGTGTCGTCACGACAAGTCTGAGCAACACCTTCCAGCGGGATCTTCTCCTGGCGATCGCCACTGTTGTTACTGACAGTTTCAGCAAGCAGCCGTCAGACGCCTTCCTTTTCGATGTAGACTTCACAAGGCGTCTTGAGACGGGCGATACGATATCAACCGGAGCCTGTCTCGCCACGAAGGAATCGGACGGCACGGATGTTTCCGCAACAGTCGCGCCTTCCGTTGAAGTCGTAACCCCGAAGATCGGCGTCCACGTTGCAGCGGGATCCGACGGAGAAACGTACCTCCTTGGGGTCCGGGGAACCACGGCCGCGGGGTATGTCTATGAGAAAAACATTCGCATGTCGGTCCAGGAGATTTCATAATGTCGATTAAGTATTTCTCGACGAAAGACGTAGCTGTGGGCATCAACAAGCAACTTCCGTCTCATTCCGTTTTGTGGGCTGGCGGAAGAAACGTGCGATTCACGCCCGGGTACGTCTCCAAGACCCTCGGGAAAACGCTCCTAGCGACCGTAGCGGGCTCCGTTCCCGTCCGGGCCACCTTTACCTTTGTCGGGACGGATGGGGCCGTACGGACCATCGTGTGCTGCGATTCGGCGATCTACGCCTACGACTCGAACATGGAGAATCCATCCACGATCACCCCCTCGCCGGCGCCGACGGGTGGAGCTTCGGACGTGTGGCAATTCGCCCTCGTCGCCGGCCTTCCGATTCTGTCGAACGGGGTAGACGCGATCTGGAAATGGCCGGTCTATGCCTCGGCGCTGACGGCCCTCTCAGGCGCGCCCACCTGGGCCAAGCGAATTTCGACCTGTATGCACCGGCTGGTAGTGTCGAATCTACTCGAGGATGGGTACACCTACCCGGGGCGCGTACGGTGGACGGAGCCTGGAAATCCGGAGAACTGGACGATTGACACGACGGGGAAATCCGGCCGGTTCGATGTTGTCGATTACAACAGTTCCGTCGAGGCCCTGGCGAACATCAAGGCACAGATCGCCCGTGGAGCGAAGATGTTCTTCTTTACGGAGCGTGGTCTGTGGTGGTGCGACTTCGCCCAGGCAACGAAGCAGTTCATCGAATCGGATCCGGAAGTGGATATCCTGTCTTCCAAGGCGCTGTGCTACTTGAACGGAAGCATCTACTGGATTGGGAAGAAAGATCTTTTCCGGACGATGGAAGGACAGGCGGTTCCCATCGGCCTGCCGATCAGAGACGATTTGTTCGACAATCTGGCCGTCGGCTATCATTCCACGGCGTTCGCGTTTGCGATGAAATCGACGGGCGAAGTTTGGTTCTGCGTTACGACGGGAGCCAACACCGTGCCGGATACGGCGTATGTCTACAACGAGGAACTGAAGAACTGGACGATCGTTGATATCGATTTCTCCTGCAAGGGGGAAAAGGGGTCCACGGGAATCCCTGTGGAGATCGCCGGAACCTCGGCCGGCTACATCCTTCGGATGGACAGCGGGAACAATGGATATGCCTCTGCGGTTGTGGCTGCGATTGATGGGACGATCGAAACAGGCGATCTTGATTTCGGCCTTCCGAACAACATGAAGCGGATTGCGGAAGTGATTCCAGACTTGGCGGTACAGGATCTCTCTTCGGAATTGATGGTCCAGGTGGGCGTGAAGAACCGACTGGCGGATGGCCTGAAATGGTCGGATCCCGTCGCCTTCACCGTCGGCGCTTCGGAGCGATGCGATTTCAACGGATTCAGAAAAGAAGGGAAATTCGTCCGGATCCGGTTCTACTCGAATCAAAAAGACGCGCCGTGGAGGTTGGCAGGATTCACAATAATTCATGAAGTGGGGGGAACACGATGAACGGAAACAACGTGATCGAAATGACACCAAAGGCAGAACCGGCGAGGGCGCAACTGATCCTTGGGTTGCTGCCATCCCTGAATCAATTTCTCCTGAACGCGGTTTCCTCCGTCATTCTCCCGGGGCTCAAGGAGCTGGCAGAAGCGTCGATGGGGGAATTCGATTCGGGGCAAATTATGTTCGATATCCTCTATGGACAGAAGCAGCTCCACATGGGATATGCCGACCGGATGGGGATCCAGCCGGAACAGTTCCAGGAGACGTTCGCCAAGAAACTGCAGGAACCAGCGAAGGATTTCGTGGGCTTCTCCATCATCGAACCCCTGCGGAACGCCGGATTTCATATCTTCGCGGTCTATATCATGCCCGAATTCAGGGGCTCGAACATGATGCAGCTCGGTCTTGCGTACCTCGAGGCAGAGGCGAAGAAGATGGGATCTCCGTTCATTTCCCTGTCCACGCGGCATGATGCCTCGGGCGCCTTCGCTCGGGCGGGGTACGTCGAAACAACCTCGAATTACAGAAAGAAGCTGACGAAGGAGTAGGCCATGTTCCTTTGCGAATCGCATCGTAAGCTGTTCGCGTTTCTCGAGGAATCCCCCTCGAGGCGGGATCGGTTTGAGGATCGGTTCGCTTGCGAGAACGGCGGCGGGGGCGGCTCTCAGGATATGGTCAGCTATACAAACCTTCTGCCGACCTACATCACCGGGATCCAGACCTGGGCGACCGCGTACCTGTTGGCGGCTATGTCCATGATGCAATCTCCGGGGAATTTCACGGAGTACACCGATCCGACCTATGCCGAACAGAACGCTAACGAGCTGGCGGGGATCGCCGCACTCGCCCTGCGTGGGGCCAGCGGGGCGCTCGTCGAAGCCGATGGGAAGGCATATCTCCGGGACCTGTACGATGGGTTAAAGATCAATACGAACTCTAAGATCGCGGCGTTTTACGCAAAAAGGATTGAGACGATTCTCGAAGAATTCGACGATCAGGTGATGCCGGTTATCCAGCATCAGCACGTTTTTTCCTTCGGGGGGAGTGACCACAACATAGCAGAGGCGCGCGCGGCGAAGATGATGATGGCGAAGATCAACGAGATCGCCAAGATGTTTTATGACGATTACGTTCACGAACGACAACTGATGCACCAGGGGGTTGCCCATGCGACTCCGTACGGGCTCCAATGTATCCGGGACGGCGAAATGCTCCGGCAGGCCGGCGCGTACGAAAGGGAATACGCTCAGGGGGCACTGCAGGACGCTTGGGACCGCTACAACGAAGTGCAGATCCTCCCGATTCGGAATCTCGATATCGCCGGGAATGCGATCAAGACGATTCTTTCGACCACAAGGACGCAGACCACGCAATACTACAAGCCTTCCACTATCTCTCAGATCGCCGGCTTTGCGATCGCAGGGCTTGCTCTTTCTTCGATGTACTCAGGGACCACAATGAACCCCTATACGAAAGCGTATTCCTCGGCGATGATGGGATTCGACAGGCAAAATCCCGAAATGATCGGACAATAGAATGTCAACCAACACCGTCGTTACCGTTCCGTCGTGGGCTCGAGATTACGTCAATCTATACGCACAGCGGGCGTACGATCTCTGGACTCTGCCGGCGCTTGTGTCCTATACAGGGCAGATCGTGGCCAGCCAGACGCAGAACGAAGCCGATGGGATCGCTGCGCTAGCCGTTCGTGGCGCCGGTGGCGATGCGGTGATCTCAAAGGCGACAGCTTTTATTCTTGATGTGATTCAGGGGAACAGGCTCGCTGGGACAAAGCAGGAATTCATCGACGCCCTGGCCCTCGTTACGGGGAATTCCACGGCGGACTTTGCCTCGGTGAGCTCGAGGATCGGGAAAAAGGCGCGGTACGTCGGGGATCCGGATTCGACGTTTCTTGCGCAAGCCCTGGCAGCGGGGTATCCCGCCACGTTCAACGCCCGGATCAGCGCGGCACTCTACGCCGACAATTACGCGAAGGAGCGGGTGTTCCGCGATCATGCTATGGCCTATGGTGTGGAGATGGGGAAGCATCCCGTGATCGACGCGGAGACGTTGCACAAGGCGGGGTTGGTGAACCGGGAATACCTCCAAAATTCTTACGTCTTGAACCATAAGTTGTTCATCGAGCAGCAAGAAATGGCCGTGGCAAACCTCGAGATTTTCGGGAACATGCTTCGGGCGCTCACGGGGAGCCAGCAGACAACGATCTCCACCGACCCAACGAGTAATAAATTGATGGCCGCGGTAGGATTCGGAATGGTCGGAGCGTACGTCGGTGGAGCTATCGGTGGAGCGATTGCGGGGGCCGAGACCGGATCTTCCGCGGGACCTTATGGCGCGGTAATTGGTTTTGTTGTGGGTGCGATCGCTGGCTGGTTATTCGGATAAGGGGGAGGGGATCATGGCAGAGACACAGGCATCGAGCATCTTTCAGGAATGGGCGAAAAGGTATGCGCCGGGATTATACAAGGCCCCGATCATCGAAACTCCCACCACGTTCCCGATCGGCCCCTCGCTTTCGGCACAAGTACCTATCGCGCCCACACCAGGGGCCCCGGAAGTGCCTCCTGTCGTAGCCCCACCCTCGGAAGCGACCCCCTCGCTGACCGACCGATTCAATGCCGGACTCTCCCGGGTAGGGGAGGGGTTGAAAGATCCCGCGAAGATGGGACTCCTTACTGCAGGGCTGTCGATGATGGCAACTCCCCCTCGTCGAGTGCCGTACAGCAACATGGAAATCCTCGGCCAAGCGGGGCTTGCCGGGGTGGGAGCGTACGAGAAGGCCCTCGATGCGAAGAGAAAAGACGAATTGATGAAACAGGCCGCCGAAGAGCATACCCTGGCGCGTGAGGATCGCCGGACATCCGCGGAGGAACGGGCGTCATACTACAGGGACCGAGCAGCAACCGCGAAGATGGAGGCGGAATCCAGGAACGAAGCGCGCAAGGCGACGGCCAAGGAAAACGCCGTCCTCGACGTACCGATCGATCCCGCTGTCGCGGCGCATTACGGTGTTGATCCGAAGATGACCGTGCGGACGTTCAACAAAATGCAAGCCGGTCTGACAGCGATGGCTAAACCGGAAAAGGAAACCAAGCCGGACGCCTTCACAAAATGGTACGAAGAGAAAATACGTGAAAAAGGAAAAGTAACCGCGAAGGATCTTGAGGACTGGCATCGGAGCCCGGGATCCGGTGGAGGGACCGACAGCGGTCCGGGGAAGACCGCGGCGATCGCACTCATCAATAAGGAACTTGTATCTCAATATCTCTCGGCCGCCAGAGATGAGATTTCAAAGAAGGCGCCTCCTGGATCAGAACGAATGCGGCAGATGGTGGAATCCCTCAACACGCAAGATCCGACTACCGGGGGGCCGAACGAGGCCAAGGTGCGGGAACATCTTTCTCCCAAGCAGCGTGAAGAATTCGATTTCGTCAAGCGGAAGGCCCAGGGATACTCAAGGACAATGGTGCCGGCCGTGGCTGTTCAGAAGGCGAGAGACGACTGGAACGCAAAGCACCCCGCGCCCAAGGCAGAAACCAAGTATGAGGAATATCTGCGGGTGTACGAGGAAATCCGGAACTATCCCGAGTGGAGTAATGCGGAGAAAAATGCCAAGATCAAGGAAATGAACGACAAGGCACGAAAGATGGGAGTTATTAAGTGAGCGAATTCGCCGAATTCCTTCCTCCATCTGTGGGAGCCTCTTCCGAAGCAGGGGAATTCGCGGCTTTCCGGCCGCCTGTCAAAAAGAAGGAGCCTCCGGGGATCACCGACCGCGCCGGCGAAGCTGCGATGAACGTATGGGATCTCGTCACGGGGAAGAAAGCCGGGATGGCGACCACCCCGGGGGGGATCATGGAACCGGACGCCTTCGGCATGGTGCCCCTCGAGGACCCGGGAGCGGCGTTTGCCGGCGCGGCGGCTTCGGCGGTCGACTTCTCGAAAGGCATTGTCCAGGGACTCGCGGCGGGAGGGGCCGCGGCCCTTACGGTGCCAGCCGCAGTTATCAGCGGCAAACCGGAGCTCATCCCGGGAGCCTATCAGTCGGTTGCGGAAGCCGCTCCCATGAGGCCTGTCTGGAAGGCAATTCTCTCGGAGGGCTCGGAGAAGTACCGACAGGGGATCAACCAGGTCCTTTCAGCCCCGAAAATCGCCGGGGATGTGGCCGCGGAAGCGGTTTTCGAGAAAACGGGATCCCCGATTCTCGCGGCTACCACGGCAACGCTGTTCGAGGGCGCTCCGATCATAGTGGGGGGTGCGAAGGCGTTTGGACGGATCCCGAAACCCATCCTCGAGTCCACTTGGTATCGCAAGCTGACGATCCCGGAGCGGGGGCTCGTCCTGTCCTCGGTCGATCAGATGAAAGCTTCCGGGATGAGCGAAGCGGATATCATCCGGATCCGGCCGGAGGAATGGAAAAAGTCGTACGAGGCACGGGGGGGAGGGAAATACGCGACTCCACCGGCAGAAACGCCAGCCCCGTCCGGAACCCCCTCCCCGGGAACCGCTGTGGCCCCTCCTGCTACGATCTCCCCCAAGGTCAAGGCGCAGTCCCCAGTCCCCACGGCGCCCCCTCCTGAGCCCCCAGGAGCGACCGCGGCCCCGGAGGCGACCCCTACCCCCCCGAAAGAGCCGATCGTCACGCCAGCCTCGTCAGCGGCCCCTGGGACCCCGGAATTCTACAAGGCCGAGGCTGCCAAGCTTCCCGGGACGGTCCGGTACGTGGGCGATCAGATGGGGTACCCCATGTTCAACGACGATACCGTGGCCGGCAGCTTCATGGTCAAGCCCGAGGAAACGATCCAGGACGCCCTTGCGCGCGCTCGAGCGCGGTACGAGACGCCTCAGCCGACCGCAGAAACCGGCCCCGCAGCCGTTCCAGGACCGCCCATCCCGGAGCCTTTGGTAAATTTACCAAAGGAAGAGCCCCCGACGCCAGAACCGACACCCCTGACAAAAGAGGCCTCTACAGTCCCGGAATTGTCAGGGGTACAGCCTCCCCCTCCCCCGGAACCTCCCGTGCAAACTCCTGGCGAAAAGTTTGCAAAGGTACGGAAAGAGAAGGCAAAAGCGAAAGCAGAAGCCGCCGAGCCGACCCTCCAGCAGCGGATCTTACGCACTGGTGGGATTAAGATCGATCCAGCCATGAGGGGAGAATTCGCACAGTACGGGCTACGCCAGGGCGAGGGGGCCCTCGCCAGGTTGTACCGAAGCGAGAAGCATCCCGGGTATAAGAGGGCGATGGGCTGGGATCAATGGGTTGAAACGCTGATCGAGGACGGGACGCTGCCGAAAGGGGCCGGGATATCTGATTTGTTCGAGGCGATCAAGAAAAACAAGCGGCCTGGGACTGAGATTGCTGACGAGAAATTCGCGGAGGGGTTTGCAAAGTCACAAGAGAAAGCCGCCGCAGAGACGGTCCCGGAGAACGAGATCGCTGTGGGGGATTCGTTCCGGATCGACGGCGAGAAATTCAAGGCCGTGCGGTACAACGAAAAGGGAAACCTGATCGTAAAAGACGGGCGAGAGATAGAAGTAGAAGCGAACACCGGCCTTCGGGTCGATGGGGGAAGAGAAGGCGTCACACCCGTAGAGATCCCGAAGGCGGCCGAAGAAGTGCCAAGCCCACGATTTATCGTAACGAATGAAAACATGAAGAAAGGGTCATGGAAGATTGTTGATTCCGAAAATCCACGGAATGCGATCGAAACAGGCGAATCAAAATCTGTTCTGCAAGCCGGCGCAGATCGCATGAACAAAGAAGGGAAGCAGCCCGGCATCAGCGGCTCTACGCCACCGAAGGGTCAGCAGGATCTTATCGAGGACAAGTCTTTCAAATTGGCAGAAGAACCCGCCCCGGAAGGTACCGCGGGGGAATTCACCCCCGAGGCGGCCGGCGAACAGGACGAGCTGTTCCCGGGTGAGCGCGCGAAGTACCGCGAGCCGGAGAAAGGCCCCCCGGCGCCGCCTCCCGAGGGGGGATTGTTCGCAAAGGGCGAAGAGGGCTTCGCCCCGGAAGCCGATTTCCGGAAGAAGCCAGGGGAGCCCATCGACGAGGGCGCGCCGATGAGCCGTTCGTCGATCGCCAAATTCCTGTCCGAGAAATTCGATATTCCCCTCCGGGTCGGCCGATTCAGGAGCGCCCTGGGGATTTTCAAGGTGGGCCCGGAAGTCATCCGGATACGGTTCGCCAACGATATTGAAGTGATCTCCCACGAAATCGGCCACGCCTTGCATAAGTTCCTATGGCCGGAAGCGCGCACGGGCAGCGGTGGCCTTTCGGCCGGCCCCCTCCGCGCTTTCCAGAGCGAGCTGATCCCGATCGCCACGAAGCCCCGGGCCGGGGGATCGAAGAACGCCGAGGGGTTTGCGGAATTCATCCGGAGATACATTGTCGATCCGGAAGAAGCGAAGAAGGTTGCGCCGAAATTCTATAAATTCTTTGAGGAAGAACTCGACGCGAAATCTCCCGACGCGAAGGCGATTCTTCTCAAGGCGCGAAGACAATATAAGGCGTACTTCGATCAGTCGGGATTAAAAAAGTTGATGTCCATGATCTCTTACGGAAAAGACGCCAAGAAAGAGGGCGTTACCACCGAGTCTTTGTATAGGGACGGAATCGATGCCTATTCCGAAGTTGAAACCGTCGTGAAAGAAATGTCCGGAGCGAAGAAGATCGACGATGTGCCGGCAAATCTAAACCCCTACAAGAAGATGCACTTGATGGCCGGGTGGAAGGGCAAACCAGATGCTTGGCTAGAATATAAGCCATATCACTATAAAACATATAAATTCTACGAGGGAGTAAAAAGTTTCAAGGAAATATATGATCCAATAAAAGGAAAGATAAAAGAATTCGATGCCTACCGTGTGGCAAAAAGAGCACAACACCTTGGATTTGAAAAAACCGGGGTTGCAAATGAATCCGTCGCGGAAGGGTTGGCTCTTGGGGAAATAAACCCTGAACTCAAGGTGGCATTTGCTGAGATAAAAAAATACAGAACAGCGCTAAATCGATACCTGTTGGACGCAGAGGTTATTGATTTTGAAACATACGTTCGATGGAAGAAGGGGATTGACGAGGGAGATTATTCTTCGTTTGCCCGCGAAATGGGTTACGAGAGTAAAGGCAAGGGCGGGGGAGCGAGTTTTGAAGTAAAGGGATCTCCCGTGCATAACTTCAAGGGATCTTGGCGAGACATTATCAGCCCCACCGAATCCGACATTAGAGACACGTACGCCTTCATCAACGCGGCTGAAAAGAACGCCGTGGGAAAATCCCTGGTGGATCTCTCCAAAACGCGGGAGGGGCTTGGGAAATTCGTGGAGAAGATCCCGGCCGATACCCAACGGATCGCTGTGAAGGACACGGAGCTCGAGGGAATGCTCCGGAAGTACGGGAAGTGGACGGAAACGACGCAGTTCCAAACAACGGAAAAGGTAATTCGGGAATCCATCAAAGACGAAACCGGCGCTGATATCCCCGCGGGCGAACGCGGGACAAGAATCATGAAGGAGCGCGCGGTCGAAGCCCTCAAGACGCGCGGGTATTCGGAAGCCGAGGCAAACACGATCGTCGCCCGGATCGCCAGCGCGAAGAACGAGACGGCCAGAAGCCGGATCATCGAGCGCGTCACGGAACGCGCGACCGTTCGAAACACCGTCCGGGAATTCGGCATCGACATCCCCGAGGGGCTGGCGTACATCTACCGAAAGGCTCCGCACACCCCAAAAGGGAATGTCATCACTGTCATGGAACGCGGGAAGCCGACCTTCTATGAAGTCGACGAAAGAATCTACAACGCCTTCCACGCTCTTGACAAGGAGAGCGCGAATACCCTCATCCGGATCCTGTCAGTCCCTGCAAAGTTTCTCCGCATCGGCGCCACGTGGACTCCGGAATTTTCCATGGGAAAGAACCCGATACGCGACCAATGGACAGCGTTCATCAACTCGAAGTACGGGTACGTCCCCGGGGTGGATCTCGCCCGGGGGCTCTTCACGGCCGTCAAGAAGAACAAGGATTACTGGCGCTGGAAGATCGGCGGCGGGGAGCACTCCGCGATGGTGTCTATGGACCGCGAATACTTCGATAAGACTTGGAAAGAAATCATGCGGGATCGTGGCGTCAAGGCCGAGGCGATTCACGTGGCTACGCATCCGATCGACGTCCTCCGGGCCATGTCGGAATTCAGCGAAGAAGGGACTCGCCTTGGGGAGATGGGCAAGGGAGTAAAAAAAGAACTCGCTGCTGGAAAAAGCCTCAAGACGGCCATCCAAGACGCCGCGTACGCCTCGAGGGAAGTAACCCTCCCGTTTGCGCGGATGGGAGCCAAGACGAAATCGGTCAACATGATCGTCGCTTTCTGGAATGCGAATATAGCCGATCTCGACAAGATTCATCGGCAGTTCAAGGAATATCCGCTGCAGACGTCGATTCGCACCATGGCGTCGATCACTCTGCCGTCCGTGCTTCTGGCAATCGCCAATCACGACGATCCCGATGTGAAAGAGATTGCTCAATGGCAAAAGGATCTCTTCTGGATTGTGCCAACAGATAGGTATTACACAACCGGCCCATGGAAGGGAGATCGCGTTATCCTCCGGATTCCGAAGCCGTTTGTTATGGGGATCGCCTTCGGGTCTTTCCCCGAACGAGTCGTCGAATACATCATGGACAGGGACCCCCGAGCCTTTGACGGCTTGCTCAAGTCCCTGTCTCGCGGGGCTTCTCCCGGCTTTCTGCCAACGATCACAATCCCGCTTATCGAGAATTGGGCGGGCAAGTCGACCTTCACTGGTCGTCCGATCGTGCCGAGAGCCCGGGAGGATGTTCTCCCACAGTATCAATACGCGCCTTACACCACGGAAACCGCAAAGAAGATCGGCGGACTTTTGGCGAAAATCCCCGGGATCAGAGGGTCCAGTCTCGAGGGCCAAATCGTTTCGCCGGCCAAGATCGAAAACCTGATCCGCGGGTATACGGGCGGCTTGGGGATGTGGGCCCTCAACGCGGTGAATGCCAGCCTGAAAACGGCGGGGATTGTGCCGACACGTGTGGAACCCTCGAAGCATCTTGCGGATTATCCACTCATTAAGGCATTCGTCGTACGCTATCCCACGGCCGATTCTGAGTCCATCCAGCGGTTCTTTGACGATTATAAAGAAGCAGAGATAAACGTAAAATCGGCCAAGCTCCTGATGAAACGAGGGGAGCTGACAGACGCATCGGGCATTCTTCAAAAAGAGGAAGTCGCTAGGCTCGTCGGAGTAAAAACAGCCCTGACAAACGCGCATCGGCTGGTGGATCTCATCTATGAAAACCCCGACATCTTGCCGGAAGAGAAGCGCCGGATGATCGATGAAACGTACCTGAATATGACCGCAATCGCTCAAGAGGGAAACAAGGTTTTGGACGAATATAAAAAGGCGCAAAACCCATGAGAAAAAACTTCCAGTCGGCACTACAAAACCTCAAGGAATGGGAGGGGTTCAAGGACAATGATCCGGACGACCCCGGAGGCGAAACAATCTTCGGCATCGCTCGGGCGTTCCACAAGGACATCCCATGGCCGCCAACGTGGGAGCAGGCGAAGAGGATCTACCTGACCGACTACTGGATCAAGGGGGGCTGCGATGCGCTTCCGTTCCCGATGGATGTGATCCACTTCGACTCCTGCGTCAACCCCGGCATCGGCGCGGCCATCCGGTTCCTGCACGACTCCGGTGAGCACAAGGACCCCAGTCACCGAGCAGTCGAATACATCGACCTGCGGCTGCGGTACTACCTCGGGGCGGTCCGGCGACGGCCCGTGGCGTTGAAATACCTGTCTGGGTGGATGAGCCGGTCACTGGACATCCTAGAGCGAACCGTAATCAACCTGTGGGACATGGAGGCGTGAAGATGTGGAGAAAAACTGTTGGGGAGATCATGGCGGTTGTTCTTGGTGCGATGCTGACATTCGGCGCGGTTGCGTTCGCAGAGAGTCTCTCGTGGACTCCGGCGACAACGACCACGGACGGAACGTCGTTTACCTCCGCAGAAATGGCGACGATGACGTTCTACATCAGGGTCGACAAGCCGAACCCGAGGGACACGACGGGAACGGGGGGCTGGTACTACCTCGGGGAGACGCGAAACGGCGTGTTATCCTTTCCCGCGGACAACTCTCTTGCATCGCTGATGCGATCGTACAATCTTGGAGGGCAGACGGTGAAGTTCACCGTATCCCAAGCGTTCAAGGGAAGCGACGGCGTAGAGCGTGATTCGGCACAATCGACTCCGTTGGCGTGGCTGGTGCCAGTCCCTTTCAAACCCCGGACTCCGGCGGCTCCGACGGGTCCGGTAATCAAGTAGGAGCAGTTGTTGTCGCCGTCGCCGCCATTGGAGGGATTGTGGCTCTATTCGTGACAGGGCATCCCATCCTCGGAGGGATTCTGCTGGCCCTGCTTGTCGCGGCGGGAGTTTGGTACTTCATCAAGAGAAAGGGGTGGTAAATCATGGATCTCTGGACCGAAATCATTGCGTTTGTTATTGGGGTTGTCGTAGGAGCAATCGTATCGGTAATCATCTACAGGCGGCACGTCGTCAGGATCGAGGCGACACTGACGGACGCCGTCATTCTCCGAGACAAGGCTCGGGCCGAGGTGGAGGCGCTGAAAAAGAAGGTCGGCGGGTGATGATGGTGTACTGCCCTCGATGCAGCCGGGATGTGCATCCGATGGAGGATGAGAACGTGCTGGCCCTGCTTCATGGATTGGTGGAGGACGTGAGGTTGCGCCCCGATCATGCGGCGGAAGCGACAGATAAAACCTGCGTTGCGATCACGGCCTACATCCGGGGGCGTGAGAGACGATATTGGGAGGTGAAATGATGACGCAGGAATGGGGCGTTGCAGCGGATATTCGCAAGATACTTTCGGACGATAATGGCAACCTTTCAAGCAAGCGGGTCCTCGCCGTTCTGTGGGGTGTAGGCGTGTTCTTCGTATGGACATTCGTCAGCATCAAGAAGGGCGAGATGGCACCGCTGGCTTGGGAGCACGTCGGCATCGTTCTGTCCTTGGCCGGTGTTGTGGCGGCTGGCAAATGGGGCGAGAAGCCCCCTGGGGGATAGGTATATGCCGTGGAAAGACACGACCCATGTGCTGGCTGTCCGCTGGCTCCCGATTGTAGTGTTAGGGGCGCTTGTGCTTGCCTATCTGCACTTCGCCCCCGATTCCCTGAAGCCGTGG